GTTTTTATTCCTGATGATAGGCGTTTCTGTCTATTGTCAGGATTCACCGTGGAAAGGCTTTTTCAGGCCCTTACAGCAATCTTTGTTCCAAACCGAGCAAACTATTGACGGGAATATAAAAGCTGACGAGAGTACAAGCATCTGGCTCATGCGCCCAAGTTTCACTATAAGTGCAATGGAGATAACGTTATCGAAGGAAAACGGAAAGGTATTTGATATTGCTTCTCTTACAAAAGCAGGGTTTGGATTAAGTTATTCACATTTTATTTCTGTGAATAATTTACCGTATAATAACTACTCAATAAATGGCATGGTATTATTTAATATCGTACCAACAGAGACAACTGCTTTGAATATCTCTCCCACAATAGCCATTCATGCTTTTGAGTTTGTCGATTTCGGGATTGGTTATGATACAGGGCAAAAAAGGTTATTTGGATTATTGGGAATTAATTATAACTTTAGCAGATAATTTACTATATTTGTAATCGGATAATCAGGAGTGGCTACCTGATGACAAGGGAATCCCGAACTCCTTTCCGATTACATTATGTTCGGGGATTAAATTAAACGGGAAATGATAAGTAATTTATCTGGTATTTATAAAATACAATCTAAGGTTAAGCCGAATAGATGTTATATTGGTAGTGCTACAAATTTAAGAACAAGGAAAAATGACCACTTCGGCCTATTGAGAAAAGAAAAACATTATTCAAAAAAACTTCAAAATCATTTTAATAAATATGGGGAGAATGATTTGATATTTACAGTTTTAATCTCATGTGAAAAGGAGAATTTGATTAAGTATGAGCAGTTTTTTATTGATTCTTATAATCCGTGGTTTAATCTTCAACCAATAGCTTATAGTTGGTTAGGATGTCATCATACAGAAGAGACAAAAAAGAAATTAAGAGAAGCTAATATTGGTAAAAAATTTACTGAAGAACGCAAGTTAAAATTAAGAGAATATCATAAAAACAATCCAATGTCTGAAGAAACTCGAAAAAAAATGAGTGTTGCACATAAAGGGAAAGCAAGAAAATTAGGTTTTAAACATTCAGAGGAATCAAAAAGGAAAATGAGCGAATTTCGTAAAAACAAAAAACATATTGGTCTTTTTAAAAAAGGGATGATCCCTTGGAATAAAGGTAAAACTGGAATTTATAGTATAAGTTCTTTAAATAAGATGAAAGAAACAAAGAAGGGTAATAAATATAGCTTGGGACATCATTTTTCAGAAGAGTCAAAAGAAAAAATGAGCAAAGCAAATAAAGCATGGAGATTAAATAAAAAATTAAATAGCTTCAACTAAGGTTTCTGGTTTGTTTTTTTCATGGTTGGTTTTAGGTTAAGGGTAAGAGGCAGGGACTGGTTATCTCTGCCTCTTTTTATGTTGATTATTAGAAAAAGAGAAAAAGAAAAACGGCAAAAAGAAAAAGAGAAAAAGAATGTGAAAGAAAAAGCAAAAAAAATTTTACCTGTTCCAAGTGTTTAATACACAAGTTCACCTTTTGATATTTAGCAATGGCTTTTCTAAAGTAATAAAAGCAAAATTATAATATTCATGTTTTTTTATTATGGGTTTAAATACTACTTTTAAATAAAACAAAAAGCTTATTTTTAAATAAGTATAAATACTTACTTGTCTATGGGTATAAATGCGTATATAAAAATTAAGTATAAATACTTAGTAAATTAAGTATAAAAACATTACTCTCGTATTATGTTAAATATTACATTTGTTACATATTTAATTAAACAGCATGGAAGAATTTACCAAAATCTTGGTAAGAATCCCGAAGGATTTTGACTATAAATTGAATTTGCGATTAGTCGAGCAAAGGCGAAATGGTATTAAACGAAATAAAGCTGATGAGATAATCAAACTCGCTCAGATAGGGCTCCTGAAAGAGAGCCTGACAAGTTTTATTAATGACTTTCAAAAAGATTAAAAACAAAATGGAAACACTTACAAAAACCAATGAAATTGTAAAAATCAAAGCATCTGATTACGGACTTGAAGAAAGTAAGGCCGCAGAGATTGAAGCTATGTTCCTGCCAATGCTGGCAAAAATGAAGGAACTTGAAGTGCAATATAATGACATACTGCAAAAACCTATTGAACCTGAAACCTGCCAGATGGCGAAGGATTTGCGTTTGGTGTATGTAAAAGTAAGAACAAGGACAGCGGACATTCATAAAGACCTTAAAGCATTTTACCTTAATGGTGGACGATTTGTCGATGGATGGAAAAATGCACAGGCTTTTGCCTCCGGGGAAAAAGAGGAGGTCCTGAAAAAAATTGAAAATCATTTCGAGATTCTTGAAGCAGAGAAAAAAGCTAAGATCAAAGCCGAGAGAATTGCATTGATTCAACCATACATTGAGGATGTCAATACATTCATGTTAGGTGAGATGACTGAATCTGCTTTTAATATTCTTCTGGCAGGTGCAAAGTCACAATTTGAAGCAAGGATAGCAGCGGAAAAGAAAGCTGAAGAAGAACGTCTTGCAGCGATTGAAGCCGAAAGGATAAGACAGGAAAAAATAAGACTTGAAAATATTCGCTTGCAAAAAGAAGCAAAGGAACGTGAAAGGCAGATGGAACGCGAAAGGGAAAAAGCACGGGCAGAACAAGAAGAGAGAGAAAAAGAACTTGCAGCCGAAAGACTAAAAGCAGCCAATGAACGGAAAGCACTTGAGGAAAAAGCACGGGCAGAACGTGAAGAAAAGGAAAAACTTCAGGCTAAAATTGAATTTGAAAAACAAGCTGAATTAAGACTTGCTGAATCAGAAAGAAAAGCAAGGGCAGCTGAAGAGAAAAAAGCCAGACTTGCTCCTGACAAGGACAAGTTACTTTCATTCATGCAATCACTTAATGATTTGCCTCGTCCCGAAGTCAGAAGCATTGAGGCTGCTGATATTGCTTCAAAAGTCAATATAATGCTTGTTCAGGCTGCCAATTACATCAGGGATAATGCAAACAAATTATAAAAACCATGGCTGAAACATTAGTTAAAACCCATTGGAAGAAAGTATTTAATTCCGATTATCTGGGTTCATGTGACTTGGAAGATGGGAAAGACCTACGAGCAATAATAAAAAGCGTTGCAATAGGGACGGTAAAGAATACAGACGGCAAAGAGCTGGAGCGCAATATTGCCACATTTACTGACCCTAAAATCAAGCCGATGATTCTAAATGTAACAAACTCAAAGATGGTTAAGAAATTTGCCAAGAGTGTTTATATCAATGATTGGAATAACATCCCTGTGCAGATATATTCAAAGGATGACATTAAAGCATTTGGTGATATTACCGAAGGACTTCGAATAAGGCCAACACAACCCGTAATGGAAAAGCCCAAATTAACACCAACATCACAGGCATGGCCTAAAGCTATTGAATATCTGAAAGGAACCGGCACTATTGACGGCATTAAGGCCAAATATGAGATATCCATAGAGGATGAAGAACTTTTGAAACAATCCGTATTATGAAGTTCTACGATATAGATCAAAATTCCGAAGAATGGAAGGATTTGCGGTTAGGTAAATTTACAGCTTCCACATTTTCTGATCTTTTCATGGCAAAAACAACAGCCGGATACCAGAAAGCAATCATTAAGGTCGCTTTTGAGCGGGTTACCGGAGAAAGTGAAGAGTCATATTATAACACTTGGATGCAGAGAGGCCACGAAAAAGAGCCTTTTGCAAGGGAAAATTATGAACTATTTACTTTTAATTCACTCGAAAATGGAGGCTTTTACGAATATTCTGATTTTATCGGGGCCAGTCCTGATGCAAAGATAAAAGGACAGAATGGCGGTTGTGAATTTAAGTGCCCATCCTTTCAGGTTTACAATGAATATCTCCAAACACAAAAACTCCCTAAAAGTTATTTCTGGCAGATACACGGGCAACTTCTTTGTACCGGATGGGATTTCATTGACTATATGCCATTTTCAAGTCCCAAATTAAAGCAAATACTTATCACGATAGAAAGGAATGAAACTATTCTGGATCAACTTAAAACACAATTAAATGTATGTATTGAAGAAGCAAAAATATTAATTGAAAGGATTAGAAATGAGTAACTTAAACATTAAATTAAACTTGCAAAATTTGCATTGTGCCTGCAGGTTTGAGAATGGCGCAGCCGGCCCTGTTGAATGTCTTATTATCCCTCTTGAGAAAAATCATCTTTTCAAAGGTGAGAAAGGTGTTTATCTTGATATGACGGCCTTTGAACTCAAAGAGCGGAAGGAAAACAAAACACACCTGATTAAACAAACGCTTCCAAAAGAAATCTTTAAGGCAATGA